CCCCGAACATCTGTTTGGTTGCCTAACAAAAAATTTTTCCGCTGCTAACGGGCCGTCGTGGCCGTGTGTGAGGTGGTCGATGGGCGATTTCGCGCTACCCTCGTTCGACTTCGGCGGGGTTGGCGATGACCTCGACTTTTCGCTCTCCGACGTACGGCGTGGCGGCAAGTCCGATGGCATCGAGACGTGCCGATATGACCGACCGCGCATCTACGACAACGTACTGGATGCGGTTGAATACGAGCACGCGCAGGATTTCGTGGACGATATCGAGCTGAGCGACGGATATCGCGCTTTCGCCTTTGTCTCTGGAAATTTCGTCTTCGGTGACGTGCTGGAAGCGATGGTAGAGCAGCACAAGGTTGCGCCGCGCTCGATGACGATTCAGACGCTATCGATGAGCGAGGAGAACATAGACTCGCTCGCAAATGTGATTGACCTGATGGACGGACGGCTCGAAAGGCTCCGCATCATCCTGTCCGTCTACTTCTGGGGCCACGAGCACAGACCGGGGCAGCTCGTGCCGTATCTGTACGAGACGCTGGACGTGGATGGGCTTGACTTCGATGTGGCCTTTGCGTCGATACACACGAAGATCGTAAGCGTCGAGACTCTTGCGGGCCACCACCTCGTGATGGATGGCAGCGCGAATCTCAGGAGCTCGCGGAACATCGAGCAGCTGCGCGTCGAATGTGATGACGGACTTTACGAGTACATAGAGCGCTTCGCAGACAAGGTTTTTGCGGCGTATTCGGTCGTGAATCGTGACGAACCACGGCCAAAGCCCGTGCGCGGCAACCGTCTGTGGGAAGCAATCACTGACTAGGAGGTGGCCGCATGGCATCTGGAAGCGGGCACGGCGGCGGAGGTGGCCGTAAGGGCCGCACCAAAGCCAAGGCGCGCGCCGAGAAGCGCAAGAAGAAGGACAAGAAGAAAAAGAAGCGCGGCGGAGACCTCGCCGACGATATGGGCTGGGACTTCCCGTTCTAGCCGATTCGATGACATGGACGGAGGTGTGCTGGAATCACACAGTCTAAGCAAAGCTTCATTGACTACGACGGATTTGTTGAGAAGTTCAAGCCGAAGAAGACAACGGATGACTGCTACACGCCGCCCGAGGTCATGGAGGTCGTGAATTCTTACGTTGAGAAGCGCTGGGGCATCGACCGCTCGCGGTTCGTGCGCCCATTCTGGCCCGGCGGCGACTACGAGGGGCACGATTACCCGGACGGGTGCGTCGTTGTGGACAACCCACCGTTCTCGATTCTCTCGAAGATAAAGCGCTTCTATCTCGCGCGCGGCATCCCGTTCTTTCTCTTCTGCCCGTCGCTCACGGCGTTCGGCAGCTTTGACGAGCGGTGCTGCGTGATTCTGAGCGACTCGAACATCGTCTATGAGAACGGCGCAACCGTACGGACGGGGTTCGTTACGTCCCTTCCGTCGCCGAACGTGGCCGAGTCGGAGCCAGACCTTGGTGACGCCATCAACGCCGTATGCGACGAGCTGCGCCACAGGGACAAGAAAGAGATGCCAAAGTACGAATACCCGCTAGAGGTCGTGACGGCGGCGCGGATGCAGTTGTACGCGGCGCACCACACGCGATACGCGGTGCCTAGGGGCGAGTGCTGCAAGATAGGCACACTTGATGCGCAGAAGGCTGTTGGCAAGGGCATATTTGGCGGCGGGCTGTTACTTTCAGAGCGCGCCGCAGCCGAGCGCGCCGCAGCCGAGCGCGCCGCAGCAGAGCGCGCCGCAGCCGAGCGTGCCGCAGCAGAGCGCGCCGCAGCCGAGCGTGCCGCAGCGCACAGATGGAAGTTGAGCGACCGCGAGCGGCAGATGCAGGCGATGTTGTCTCATGACACCAACGGAGCGCTGGATGGAGGTGCCGCATGCGCGAGTGGACCGACGATGACGTAGAAAACGTAAAGGGCTTGCTCACGTCTGGTAGCGGTGCCGACGAGGTGTGCGCCGTCACTGGATGCGAGAAGAAGGAACTCGACCAGCTTTGCAAGAAGGCGTTCGGGCGCACGTTCGAGGACACAAAGACGCGATTCAACGTCATGGGTCGCGCGATGTTCAACAAGGCGCTGTTCGAAGCCGCGTGTGGCGGAAACGCAAAGGCCATGGACATGTACGCCCGCACGTGCATGGGCTACGACCCGATATCGACTCACGGAAAGGCCCAGAGCGTCCCGTCCAGAAAGAAGAAGTTGGAGCTGTGATGTGCAGACGAAGAAGAATGCGCCGCGATACTCCACCCACAAGCGGATAGACGTCCCCGAGATAGCGGGCTGGATTCGCGAGGTAGAGAGCGGCGCGGTACCTGCGTGCGAGGACATGCGCGCGCTGGTCGCTCACGTGCGCCACGTGTTCGCCACGGAGCGTCTGTGGGTGGACCGCGAGCGGCTTGCGCGGTACATGAGCTATCAGCGATTCTTCCCGTTCGAGCTTTCGAGCGACGAGAAGTTCCTCGTGGCGCTGTGGCTTTGCACGTTCCGCGTGGGGTTCTTCCCGCGATGGCGCGATTTGTTCCTCTACGTGGGGCGTGGCTACGGCAAGACGGGCTTCGGTTCGTTCGTCACCTTCTGCATGCTGTCCCCTGCGAATGGGATTCAGTACTACGACGTGGACGTGTGCGCGACCACCGAGGACCAGGCGCGCATCGGCTACGACGATCTATTCCGCATCCTGGACTCCGACCGCGACCTGTTCTCGCAAGGCTTCCACTGGAACAAGGTGGAGCTGTCGAACACCACGACGCAATCGCGCTTCAAGTACTGGTCTGGAAACAGCAACGGCAAAGACGGCATGAAGTCTGGCTGCGTCTGGTTCGACGAGGTCCACGCATACACAGACTCCGCGTCGATGGAGGTCTTCACTGGCGGACTGGGCAAGAAGCAGCACCCACGCCGCCTTATGACTACCACCGACGGAGACGTGCGAGACGGACCGCTGGACGAGATGAAGGAGCGCGCCCACGCGATACTGAGCGGCGAGCGGCCGGACCGTGGTTTGCTGCCGTTCATGTGCCATCTCGACTCGATAGACGAAGCAGCGGACGAGAGCGTATGGCCCAAGGCGTGCCCGCGTTTGCTGTCCTCGCCCACGCTCATGGACGAGTACCGCGCCGAGGTGGAAGAGTGGCGCGACCACCCAGACCGTCACCCAATGACGCCGACAAAGCGCTTCAACTTGCCCACCGAGCGCCGCGACATTGCCGTCACGACGTGGGAGCACCTCGTGAAGGCGTCGCGTCCATACGATCTAGACCAGCTGCGCGGTAAGCCCTGCGTGGCGGGCATCGACTACGCGAAGACCACGGACATGGTGGGCGCGGGCCTGCTGTTCCGCGTTGGCACCGAGGATGCGCCAGAGTGGGCGTGGGTGCATCACGGCTGGTTCTGCACGAATTCGAGCGATGCGCCCGAGATAAAGGCACCGTTCGAGGAGTGGGCGAGCGACGGGCTGCTGACCATGGAGACAGGCCCAGAAGTTCCAGCCGACCACGTGGCGGAGTGGATACGCGATACCGCCGACGCGCTGGGTGCGGACGTGAGGTGCGTGGCTATCGACTCGTATCGCTTCGCGCTCATGCGCCGCGCGCTGGAAGGCGTTGGATTCGACCCATCGCTCAAAGGCGAGCAGCAGGAAGTGTGGCTTGCGCGTCCGACCGACATTGCGAAGGTGCAGCCCGTCGTGGATTCGATGTTCGCGCGCGATGCCATCGCGTGGGGAGACTCGCCGCTCATGCGCTGGTCGGTGAACAACGCGAAGCTAGAGCCAGCTCCGAACAACTGTTTGAGATTCGGAAAGATTGAGCCACACACGCGCAAGACCGACGTGTTCATGGCGTTGGTCCATGCGATGTGCATCCAAGAGCGGATACCTGAGGACGCGCCGATGGCCTTTATGCCGTCATGCGTTTGGTAGCAAGACAAAAAGTTAGGAGGTCCGCATGGGCCTGACTAGGACGGTTTATGACTGGCTGGGCAAGCGTCTGGACGTTTCCGAGCCTGCCAAGGCGTCTGGCACCACCGTGGACTCTGAGCGGTGTATGTGGATGGAGGTAGCGCGCCGCGTCATGGCGAGCTACGTCACGTCCGCATTCCAGCTGTGCGAGATAAAGTTCGATGCGGGCGATGACCCGAGCGCGAGGGAGACTGCGGCGTCCGCGTCGTGGCTCTGGAACGTATCGCCCAATCCCGACCAGTCGGCGAGTGAGTTCCGCGCGGACATGCTCGAACGGCTGCTCGTGCTGGATGGGTACGCCGTCGTTGCCACCACGCGCCGCGCCGGACACGTGCAGCTCTATGTTGCCGATGGCGGGACGATGCCCGAGATTCGCCCTGGCAGTCCAGCGCTTTACCGCCAGCTGTCCATCCAAGGCAGCACCGAGGTCTTGCGCGGCCCGCTCACGTCCGCCGACGTGTACCGCCTAGACATGGGCGGTATCGGCGGTGGATGGCATAGGCTGCAAGACATGCTGTCGCGGTACTACGACTCCATTGGTGATGTGGTTGTGACCTCCGCGTCCGACCGCGCGGGACGTAAGTGGATTCTGCACCTCGACCAGTCACAGGCGGGCACTGAGAAGCAGCAGGAGAACTTTAACGCCCAGATGCAGTCAAGCGTGCTCCCGTGGGCCAAGTCCTCCGATGGCATCCTCCCGCTGTATCGCGGACAGACCATCGAGCGCGCGAGCGCGGATGTGTCCAGGTCGGCTGGTGACGCCGCGAGCGACATTTCCACGATTCGCCACGACATGTTCTCGACCGTGGCGGCGTGCTTCCACATGCCCGCGTCAATCCTCGAAGGTAACGTTAACAATTTCAGCGCCACGCTGAGCGCGTTCCTTACCTTTGCCGTTGACCCAATTGCCGAAGCGCTGGGCGAGGAAATCACGCGCAAGACCTTCACCCGCGAGCAGTGGGCGGCTGGTGCGCGTGCCGTCGTGGATACAACCACGATCAAGCACACGGACCTCTTCGATGCCGCCGACTCCGCCGCAAAGCTGGTCGGTACAGGCGCGACCAGCCCCAACGAGATTCGTAAGGCCCTCGGCTTGCCGCCTATCGCCGAGCCATGGGCAGACGGATACCAGATGACCAAGAACAACGAGGTGGCGGGCGGAGGTGAAAACTAATGGAAATGACTAGAGACAAGGCCCCGCGAGTGATGCAGCTCACGACCGACTTGAAGTCAACCACGGCACAGATGACCATCTACGGCGATATCGCCCAGACGGACTGGCTCACAATCCTCATGGGCGATGACGGAGAGGGCACCACCACCAACGCGCTGGATGTGTCCAAGGCCATCGCGTCGCTCCCGCCAGAGGTCACCGACATTGAGGTGCATATCAACTCCTACGGCGGAGACGTGGCCGAGGGCGTAGCCATCTACAACGCACTGCGGCAGAGCGGCAAGCACGTGACCACCGTGTGCGACGGCTTTGCGTGCTCTATCGCGTCCGTCATCTTCATGGCAGGCGAGCGCCGCGTCATGAACGCCGCATCACTGCTCATGCTGCACGAGCCGAGTTTCCCGCGCGCGGGCGGCAACGCCAAGCAGCTCCGCAAGCAGGCAGACGATCTTGACGTAATCGCCCAGCTGAGCAAGACCGCGTACCTCGCGCCCGGCGGAATCGAATCCGACGAGCTGGATGCAGTCATGGCGGCGGAGACGTGGGTTTCCCCCGAGCAGGCCGTCGAATGGAAGCTCGCGACGGAAATCGCCGACGATGCCGGCGATGACGAGCCCACGCAGAGCGCCCGCGAGTCTGTGGCCCTCGCGCTCATGTGCAAGGGCGAGCAGAGCCCGCAGCAGTCCGCGCCCACCGTGGACGTGGATGCCATCGCGCAGCGCGTGGTCGAGCTCATGGACGAGCGCGCAGGAGCGCCCACGCCCGCTGGCGAGGTCGTGCAGGAAGCGAAGGCAGAGCCAGAGCCAGCGCCCGCAAACGAGCCGAAGCAGAACCTGCCGAGCGGCGGATATGCCCGCTACTCGGCAATCGCAAACAAAGAGTAAGGAGCTTAAATGCCTATCAATCTCAACGACACCTCCAAGAAGGCCGTTCAGGCGCTGTCCGCAGCCTTCCGCGATGGCGATGATGCCAAGGTCGAGCAGGCCGTCGCTGGCCTTCGCGACTCCATCGCCGCAGACGTGACCGAGCAGTATCGCGACGCAATCGCATCCAACGATTCGCGCGTCCTCGCACAGCGTGGCTTCCGTCAGCTGACCTCCGCCGAGACCGCTTACTACAACGGCGTCATTGACGCGCTGTCCTCCAACAACCCCAAGCAGGCCCTGACGGACTTCTCTGCGATGCCCGACAAGGCCATGCCGACCACGGTTTTCGAGCAGGTAATGAAGGATATCCAGCTCACCCACCCGCTGCTCGCGGCCATCCCAGTCGTTACCACGGGCTATATCACCGAGTGGGTGAAGAACAAGCACTCCGAGCAGCTTGCGGCGTGGGGCAACGTTGGCGATGCCATCACGAAGGAGATTACGTCCGCCTTTGAGGTCATCGACATCAAGCAGTCCAAGCTGTCCTGCTTTGCAGTCGTGTCCCTCGATATGCTGAAGCTTGGCCCCGTGTGGATGGATGGCTACGTGCGCGCAGTCCTCGGAGAGGCCATGGCTTGTGGTCTGGAGCACGGCATCATCGACGGCATGGGCGCGAAGGGCGAGCCCATTGGCCTTGACCGCGATATCCACAATGGCGTCTCGGTGTCCACCTCCACCGGCTATCCGCTGAAGACTGCCGTCAAGGTCACCGACTTCGAGCCCGCCACCTACGGCTCTCTCGTCGCGCAGCTCGCGAAGACTGAAGCGGGCAAGCAGAAGGCCATTGACTTCCGCGCGAACGGCAGCAACCTCATTCTCATTTGCTCTCCGACCGACTACCTCACGAAGGTCATGCCCGCCACCACCGTCCAGAACGTCAACGGCCAGTACGTGAACGACCTCCTGCCGCTGCCGACCAACGTGATTAATTCGACGGCGGTTGCTGACGGCAAGGCGATTCTCGCGCTCGCAAACGAGTACGGCCTGTTCGTCGCGGGCTCTCGCGGCATCGAGTACTCCGATGAGTTCCAGTTCACGGCAGACACCCGCACCTTTAAGCAGGTTTCCTACGCCTTCGGTCGCGCCGAGGACAACACCTCCGCCATCCTGCTTGACATTAGCGGCCTGGAGCCTGCCTACGTCAACGTGAAGGTCAAGGGCACCGTCACCACCAAGGCCAGCGCCTAACACAAGCGCCAAAAAGCGCGGAAGGGAGGTCTGATTGACTTCCGAGACTCTTTCGGCGGTCAAGCGCAAGCTGTCAATCTCTTGGGATGACCAGCAGACCGACCTGCGCGTGGCCGACGTGATAGACGCAACGACCGCGTGGCTGAACAGCAGGCTTGGCTTCCCCGCCGCGCACTCATATTCGAGCGCCGACGGGGAGCCTTGGCCGCTTTTCCTCAACGCCTGCCTTTACGAGTGGTCGAACGCACTGGACGCCTTCGCGGACTCCTACGCAGCGGAGATACGATCTTGCCGCGCCGTCGTGCTCGCAGACCAGCAGCCCGCCGACGATTGTGGTGGTGCGTGATGCTGCCGTCATCCAGCGTGGTCTTTGCGCCCACGGATGGCGTGGTGTCGCTGTGCCGCCACACGTCAGCGCGTGACACACGCGGGCTGGACTGGACGGGCGGCGCTGGACTCACGCCCTACGCGACGTGCCCGTTCAAGCGCGGTCGGCTCAATTCCTCGGACTACAAGCTCCAAGGCAGCGAGGGCGAGGGCGTCACAATGAAGGTGACCGTCCGCACGCCTTTTGGTAGGCCAGAGGTGTCCACCACAGACGTGGCACTGGTCGATGGCCACGCGCACGACATTACGGCCATAGACGCGAGCGCTAAGGGCTGTACATCGTACCTGTACCTCACGCGGCTGGTCGATGATGGCACGTGTGACCTCGTGGCGCGCACGACTACGTACGACGAGGACGGACTGGCTAAGCCGTCCGAGACTTCCACCACCGTCCACGTCAAGCAGGCGAAGGCTACCGATTCAGATGGCACGCCCGCGCTGGACGTGACCGTGCGGACGTGTGACTGGTCGGGAGAGCGCGTCATTGTGCGCAATGGCACGCGGTATCGCGTCTCCAAGGCATCCACGGATGCCGAGTGGACCACGCTTACCTGCGTCATGGAGGTGAAGTGATGGCCGACAATGCCGTAATCGGCGGCGATATGGGCGGATTCGGAGACGTAATCACCAATTTCGCGAGCGACGTAATCAAGCAGGACAAGGCGCAGCTGAAGAAGGACGTGCGCAAGGCCGCAAAGGTGACGGAGCAGCAGCTTCACAGCACGTCACCGCGCAGGACTGGACGATACGCCGCTGGGTGGACTACGAGCGTCACCGAGGATGCGGACGGCCACATAAAGGCGAGCGTCCACAATTCCACGGACTGGCAGCTCACCCACCTTCTGGAAAAGGGCCACGAGCAATTTTTCATGGGCCACGACATGGGTCACCGATACCCCGGCGTGAAGCACATCGAGCCCGCCTATGAAGCAGGTGCCGACTACCTTAAGGGGGCGGTGTCGTGATCGATTCACGCGGCCTGATAGCGCTCCTGCGCAAGTGCCTTGAATCCTACACGCCCAAGGTCGAGCGCGTGGCCCAAATCGAGTGGGATACGGAGGACGGAGCCACCCCGCCGCCGCTCCCGTATGCGCTGGTGGTGCCGCAGTCATCCAGATACGTGTACGCGGGCGAGCGCGTGGCGCGCGAGTACACGACTTACGACGTGGAGCTGTATACGCGCGGGCGTGACCTCGCGCTGGAACGCTCCATCGCCGATGCGCTCGCGGTTGAGCGCGTGAAGTTCAGGAAGTGGCTCAATCCGTTGGGCCACGGAGTCAACGAGACGATCTATGAGCTAACGGTCATCGGCATCTAGTCGGTGGCCGTCTCTTTTACAAAAGATTGGAGAGCAAATGTCTGGTACCGGTACCGTTACAGAGTCCAGTTTCCGCATCGGACTTGCGCGTGCGTTCTACGCCAAAAGGCAGTCCAACGGGAAGTATTCCGACCCCGTAGAGTTTGAGTTCCCCGAGGAGTGCGACATCAAGATTAAC